AAGCTGACGAAACAGGCGCAGTGAAGATAGGAAAAAGGACAGAGTCTCCGTCAGTAGTCCACTTCCCGGTGGTCGTGTTGGGCATAGAGATGCTCTTCGTGACCGGCACAAGGCCTGTTCCGTGGGTCTGATGAGCGCCCTTTACAGCGTTCCAAATTGCTCGCCCGAAACCTACGGGCGCTGTCTTAGTAGCCATTCTAAATTCTCTCTTTCTCGACCTGTTTAGGTAGGGGGCCGAAGCCCCCTACCCTCAGGTGTGTTGCCTGCCAACGGCCTAAGCGGCTGACAGGCGAGTTTGTCAGATGACAATCGGGTTGTTGTAAACGAACACGTCCTGAACAGCGACCGTGGTGCCTGCGCTAACAGTCGCGCTGCCAACAAAGATTGCACGAACGCCCCGGATGTAGTTCGACTGCTGAACGTCAACCGTCAGATCGGTAACAACAGCAGTCGCAGCCAGGCTTGTGTCTGCGTGGTCACTGCAGAAAGTTCCAGACGCAGCGGCATCTACATTCTCGTCCGCAAGGTACAAGAATGCGGTGGGCGAACCAGCAGTAAGTGTCGTGCTCTGGGGATAGACCTTTGCTCTGCAATACCCCTGCACTACGACGGAAATATTGTCTCCGCTAGCAATGGTCGCAGAGTTGCAGTCAACAACCCCAGCAATAGGCACAAAGTCCTGTGTCTGAGCAGCGTCTGCTGCATTGAACTTGTAGGCGTGGAACGTCCCGTCGTTCTGAACCATCAGGGCCACAACGTCGGCGTCTGCCAAGCTCTCCTTAGCAACAGCTTCTACGGTCTTACGAACAGGGTTAGAAATTCCCATTTTACTGCTCCCTTCTAGGCGCTGTACGCGCCGCCAGCAAAGTTGAAGCAACCCTGCTCGCGGAGGTTGTTGACGGTAAGGATGCCGTGGAACTTGGTCTTGGAAATCCAAGCCCACTGCTCCTGCGCGAGGCGCCAGTCATCCATAAAGAAGTGAGCGTTGGGGTTAATCCAAAGCTTCATGTTGCCTAGGTTGGTCTGACCCTGGCTCTTGCCCTTAACGGGATCGAGCATTCCAGGCTCAAAGTTGTACCCAGCCGAGCCACTCGGAGTGCCGCCGGTCAGGTTCAACATGAAGCCTTCACCACTGTTCTCAGTGATGTTGTAGTCAGGGATAACCAGAGCACCCTTGAATCGGAGGCTAGTGAAGCCAGCGCTTCCCATGTCCTCGTCAACCAGAGCTCGCTCAGGGCCACACCACTCCTCGTAACCGTCGTAGACAGCCGGGTCGACCAGCATGACGTCGGGACGACGACCGAACTTAGCGCACTCTCGGTACAGCTTAGTCCAGGTCGGAATGCCCTGAGTCATGAAGCCACCAGCAATCTGCTGGAACTGGTTGTGGTGGTAGTCTGCATTCTTCAAGACGTTAGCTACTCGGGCTGGAGAGATCGCCTGGTTGGCAATCGTGTCGAACTCAATCATTCCGCGAAGGCCATCAATGTCGCCGCTCACACTCTTAGCGGTGTGAAGCTGCTCCTCGATGTAGTTACGCATCGTGATCGCGCACTGGGTAAGCTCCGCATCAAGGAGCTTGCCAATCTGGCGCTTTGCGTTTGCGTTCAGGTCAACCTTGTCGCAAGCGACAACGGACTGGCAGGAAATCTGGCCCCACTCGTCCCAAATGAACGGCTTGGCAAACTCGCTGTCAGCGGTGTTGAGAACCTGCGTACCCTGGTAGGTCTGCACGTTCGGGTTTTCGGCGTGTGCGAAGGGGATCCGCGCATGCGGAGCCGCCTCAAGATGAATCGCACCCTTCTTGTACATGAGATACAGAAGCGGCGACTGCTCGAGGATAAGCCATACAAGCTTCTCCCACGACGCACCCCACGTCAGCGTAAACGCCTTCGTGTAGTCGGAAAGTGTAGTTGAAAACGGAGCGCCCATTTTTTCCTCACATAGTTAGGGCTAGCCCAACCGGCCACCCAAATCTGCGTTTTGTCCCAGTACCGCATCTAGGATCTCATCCATCGACATTGTCGCGGTTGAGCCTACAGGCGATGAGGACGTTCCAGATTGAGCATTTGCCGGGGGAGCTGCTTCAGCCCTTCTCTTGGCATTGTTAATAAGCCGGCCCTCATTGACCGACCTAATGGCTCGCTCTCCCGCCAAAGACAAGGCTGCGCGATACGCATCCTCAGTCCCCGACGAGAGAAGACTGGTGATAGTTGGATCGTCAGAGTCCAAGATGTCACGCATCTTCCCGCGAACCCGGTCGTCCTTAAACTCCCGGTACTGGCCAGCCTTCATCTCCTCAAAAATAGAGTTGATTCGACTAGCCTCGCGATGTGGTGCGAACGTCTCTGCAACCGAGTGGACCTGACCCCTGAGTGCCTCGATCTCCTGCATCAAAGCAAGCTCGCGCTCCGAAGAGCCTCCGCCTGCTTTGAGTCGAGCGTCCATTACTTCAAGTAGCGCACCAAACCCGTCTCCGTTTTTTGCTCTTTCGGTGAACCGATTCCTCAGCTCATCAACGCTTACCTCAGTCTCCTGCGGTGCATTGTCGGCCCCATTCGGCCTTTGGTTTCCCTGCTGTGCCTGTAGGGCCAGGAAAGCCTGTTGGAGTTGGGCTTGCTGCTGCTGCAGCGCATTTCGGTCAGACTCAAGATCTCGCTTAAAATCAGCAAGCTCCTGGGTCTTTTTTGTAAGACCGGATTGCATCTCTCGATAAATGGCGAGGTTCTCAGGCTCTAGGTCAAGCGGGTTGCCAGACCAAAACGAACCAGAACCGTCTTCACCATCGCTCGAGCCATCGGTCTCTGTTGCTGCTACTTCGCCCTGAGAGTCGATCCCATCGGTGGCCGCCGAAAGGTTGTCGAGTTCTCCGGACTCCGCAGAAACTTCAGAGTTATCGTTGCCAAGCTCTGGATTCACGGAATCTCCATGCTGCGATTAAAGTGAAAGGTGATCCCGAACTAATCGCTCAAGTTCGGGCCTCTTGGTTGTATTAGGGACCTTAATCCCCAACGACTTAGCTTGGGACTTAAGCCCAACCCAAGTGTCTGCGACAATCGTATCCCCTGCACCTCCCTTGGTGTCAACGGCTACTTTATCGTTTTCAGTAGAGTTATCGGATGCTTTCGACTTTTCGGCCCAACGAGCTTCAATGTCTTTCTGGGTATACCTACGCACATGAGCAGTAGACTCTCGCTTTGCGTCCCTGCCCGCCTCAACAAGGCCGTGCTTTTTAAGAATAGCCTTGGCTTCAGACTTAGTTACCGTCTTGTTCACTAGCCCCTCTTCGGGAGCGTTTTCCCCAAACGTGTACTCGTCATTGTGGATAACTTGAGTCCTGACGTCGGCAATAAAGTCGTGCTCAAGCACTCCTTTGCGCTTGCAGCGACCACAACTAAGAAAGCGAAACCCTTGCTGGGTCTGGGCTAGAAAACCAGAAACAGTAAAACCCTGCTCCTGAACGTGTTCACATCTAATGCACTTAAGCGTGTAAATCGGCATCCTTCCTTACCTCCTGTTAAAAGATCGGCACACCAGGCGGCGGGCTAAACCCGCCCTGGCTTCCTGCGGGCATCGTTAGCGGCTCTCCTGTTGCCGGGTTAACCGCTGCTCCAGCAGCGATAGACTCTTCTGGTGCCATCTCCATACCACCACCTGGCGCAGCTTGGCCAACCGGGCCAGCCGCCTGAGATGCAGCAGCTCCAAACAACTGAGCAAAGCTATCTCGGAGCTCAGGGCTGTCCTGCTCCCAAAGCGCTAGGGCCTTGTTGTAGAAGACTGCGACCGCTTCTGGCGGGACCTGAGCAACAGTAAGGGCCTGAGCAGCAGACGCGAGGGCGTTCATAAACCCAATATAAGCTTGCCGTTCAGCCTCCGGACCAATGGGCTTCATGCTTCCTGCATGGACGCCGACATCGAACTCTCCTCGAATGTCGTTGCGATTGTAGGTAACAGGGTCATCCTCCCCGGTAATCCTAACCCACCGATCTGCATCGTAAAACTGCTGCATAACCTGCAAAGTCTTCCGAGCGATGGTCTGAACAAACTTCTCAAAAATCCGAAGCTTTGACTCCGAACGACCAGCGTGCATAGCAGCTCGGTACGAAACCTCAGTGGCCGACTTTGCCGAGCTCCGCCCGCCGCGCATAGCCTCGTCCCCCGCACCAACCTCATTAAGGACCCCGCGCAAAATGTTGTAGGTCCCGAGAAACTCCTGCGGAAAGGCAGGCATCACAAGGTTCCGAACATCCGCCGAGACGTTCTTGCTCTTTGCAGCAACCATCTGGGGCATCTTTGACGCTAAGGCTGCTTTAGCTTGCTTGTCGAAGATGCCGTCTTTGTACACAGTCTTGAGCGCCATGCTTGCCTCAAGGCCGTCTACCGCGCCATCAAGGAGCCTCTGGAGCTTCTCTGTAATAGGAAGCATCTTGTGAACCAGAGAAATTCCGTAGAACTGGTCGTTGACCTTCTCAAACCGCAGATCAACAAACGGGTAGCCCTCCATGTCTAGGGGAGACAAGGCGTGCTTTAAGACGGTTGGCCCAGTAGCGTCTTTGTTTGGCTGCTGGCACATCCAAAGAACCCGCATCTCTTTAACGCGACGGCGCTTCCTTTTTCCGTCAACCCGAACAATGCGGCTAGCCCAAGCGTGATACCAGACCTCGTAGACCTCAACGTGCTCGGCCTCTTCCTTGCTCCACACATTGCCAATCGAGCTCTCGTTCAACTCATCCAAGGACTTCACCTTGTCAGCGGACAGGTGCTTAGTCTGAGCAAACCTAGGGTCGTTTTTAATTTCATCAATGTGAATAAGGTGTCGGACAGCGACCCACGGCATCTTGTGGATTTCGTCATACCCAGGAGGAAAGACAAAGTTAAACGGAGAAACTCGGACTAGAGTTGCGTGGGCCGTGGGCCTGTCTGCGGGAATCCCTAGAGCTTCTAGGCGATCCCTAATGGTCTTCATTTCATCGTCGCCGTCTTCGTACTCGTCCTCATCGAGGTCACGGTCGTAATCTTCGACAGGAACAAAGACGCCCGCCGGCTGATAGGTGATCCTCCCAATACCCGCCGAAAGAATAAGCGAGTCATCAAGGACCTTTCGGCACTCGTTGTTAAATCCGCCCTCTTCCCACTCGTACACAAGGGCTGCCTGGGCAACCTTTGCCTTCACCTTGTTTTCTTCTAAGTCGCTAGACTTCCTGGGCCTTGCATAGAGCGAAGGGTCGTTATGAAAGATATGCGGCCTTAGGGCGTCGATTGACGACGAGATCAGGGCCAGTCCACGCTGACCATTGGACTTCTCAACGCCCATTCGGTGGGCGTCCATCAGCCGACGCCAGTCGTCAAAGTGGGCTTTCCTAATAATCGACTCTGCGGTGATGACCTTATCTAGGATCTTCCCCGCATCGGCTGGCTTGATTGAAACATTTGTTGGGTCAAACTTTGCCATCACAACCACCCTGAACCTATTGAAGACTTTTGCTCAACGTAGAAGTCATCTTCATCCTCGAGCCAAGACATCCCGTTCGGAGGAGGAGAGTCATTCTTCTTTGGATCTCCACGACTTACCGAACCATACTCAATATCGCACACTGCCTGCGCCTGTAGCCAAGACATAACTAAATCGTCATGCTCTCCAGGCGGGGCTCCTACTTTTACCCGCTTGTGCATCTCATCCCCAGCAACAAGTGCAACAGAGCTCGTAGTTTTTCTTGTCAGCTCCATGAACATCCGCATTTCACGCATTAGCCGCTCGCTACGAATAACAGGCATTCTTGAGTTGATGATGTCGATTCCGACGTGAACCATCACTGGCTTACTAGCGACAGTTGTAGTCCATCCGTAACGAGCGTCAAAGTTTACCGACTCAATGTTTTCTCTTTGATAGAGGTTCCAGTACTCGGTCTGCATAATTCCAAGCGATACCGCATGGCCAACTCCGTTGATCTCCCAAGACAGCAGAGCTTCATTGTAGTAAATGCACAAAAGCACAGCAATTTCAGATGTTTGAAGCGCCTCCATCTTTGCTTGAACTTCAGCAACCTGCTCTCTGGTGTCAGACCTAATGACCTGAATTGCCGTGTAGTCCCCAGAGGACCGTCCAGACGCCGGGTCAACAGCAACAATGTAGTCAACGCCGTCTTCCGGATACGCCCAGACCCAAAGGGACTCTGACTGGCTCTCTAGTTTCCCAGACAACTCTGGCTCCATGTAACCAGCTAGATTTACTCTCTTTTCAGGCGATGCCTTGTCTGAAGAGTCCACAATCGAACCAACAAAGATTGGCCTTTTTGTTCCTGCGGACTCAACAGCAGCAAGGGCAGGCTCCTCAAATACTCGGCTTGCGGAAAAGGCAAAGGCCTCTTCAGGTTTTCCTGGGTACTCCTGCTTAAATAAGTTCCAGTCCCCCTGGCACTTATCCATCCACGTCTTGTAAGCCCAGTACGCCTGCTCTGGAGACAGGTCATACTCTTGAATCATCCCCATTAAGTCTTCATCAAAGCGCTCTAGTAAGTCAGAGGCAGAAA